TGACCGGTTGTTTATTATTCTGTTGCGTAGCATCACAGCTTCAAAGCGTGTGTCATCCGGGCGGCCTATAATGCCATGTGTTGTGGTGTTATAGGAATGGCACCGGGTTGACCTGGCTGCAATAATTGCCCCGTCATCTGTGCCAGCCCCGTCACCACTCAAGCCAATTGCTCTGCCGTTTGTGCCCATGTTGACACAATAAAAACGCTTTGTTGCAGACAATATTTTGCTGGTGGTGTTTGGGTTTTCACCGTTTTCAAGTCTTACGTATAGGGTATTTGTGCCGCTGGAGTCCCATGTAGTGCGGTCCATAAAGAAACCGTCATCAAGGCTTTCAAGATTGCTTAAGCTGGTTGCCTCAATTCCAACCGGGTCAAGCAATTCAATTTCACTGCCAGTGCCAAACCATACACTTACATAGCTGTCACCTTCAGACCCACCAGGCCAATCGGTTGACCATTCAATCTGGTAAACGCCGTCATAACCGTCTGTTGCAACCCATGTTTCGGAAATAATTTCACGCCCTCTGAATAAAGGGTTAGCCCCGCCACCAACTTTAACCCCTTTGCAATCTGTCAGTGTATTAAAGTTTAATTCGTCATCAAAAACAGAACCGGCAACAACGCCAAGAACTTCACCGTTTGAAAGTAAAGCAAGCGCTGCTGAAGGCGTTGCCTTTGCCTCTTGTATGCTGGTGCCATCACCGGAGTCGCTTCCTGAAGATGATAAGTAATAATCTGGCGTTATTGGGTTGGCCCTGGCTAATTCTTCCAGGTCATCCCAGACTTTTGCATAAGGCCATACAACAACTTGTGACACATAGCCGTCAAGAATGTTCTGAGTGCCGCCCCGCGTTCCTATCCACATATCAGAATTGCTGAAACCAACATCACCAATACGGTCCCAGGTCAAAACACCGTCAGAAACAACAAGTTGCCGCTGGTGCACATCTGCATCCCAAGAAAATGCTAACTTTGCGCCGCCAGGGTCATCATATAGTTGCCCGGTCGCGGTTGCCCCCAACGTTGTCGGGTTGCCAAAATAAACGTCGCTAGTTGCATTATCATTGTTTATGTCAATACCTTCAGCACCGGAAAACCCAATGATTCTGCCATTCAACAACAACGACTCTGGGTAACGGTAGCAACCAACCAAAAGGGTGCCATGTGTATCACTCAGAAACCCGGAAAGCGCAATATTTATCTGAACGTTGTCGGTTGGCCTGGTCACTGTTGACCCGGCTGTTATAATTAAGCTGCTGACAAAAGCTCCGGCGTTTCCTTCAGCTTCTACTTGCGCACCCCAAACAAACACACTGGACGTGCCATCAAGGTCAACTGTTGTTGAACCATCACCGGTTGCAAGTTGAACCTGAATGCTTGCGCTTGTGTCTGCAGCATCTGAAGTGAATGTAAACCAACACCTAAACCACCCGTTTGAAAATTCTTCAATTCCTGAGCTTGCAACGCTGCCGCCTGGTGTGCCAACCGCCCCAGCGCTTAAATTATAATATTGCTCCAGGTCTTGCGACGCCATACCTTCAACGGCCAGGCGCAACCAGGTCAACCCGCTGGCTTTTGCAAAAACTGAAACCGTGTAATCTGTGCTAGTTTCAAAAGTTATGGTTTGGCTGGCGTGCACAACACCAGTGCCGGTGCTGCTATCATCTGATAAAGTGTCTCCGTCTGCAGAACTGTCAGGCGTTGTTTCACTGTCAGACACTATTGCTGCATTGGTCTTTGACCATGCAGCATTTGAAAAGTCATCACAGTATAGCGCAAGGTTTGTTTTTGCCTCCTCAATCAGAACACCGTCGCCGCCAATTCTAAGCGTGTTTGCTGCATAGTTGATCAATGACCCGTCTGACTGTTTAGCATACCCCCCAACCGATTGCGTCACAGACCACAATGACGCGGCTGTAACTTCAGCGCCGTTGACGGCATAACGGTTGTTTGTGAAGTCAGCATAGAAATTGGAGTCGGCATAACTACCCCTTTTAAACCAGGGAACCTGCCCCCGCTTCAGTGTAACTGCATTGCCAACGCCAATTTTCGTGCCCATGTGATAACCCTTTGGAATAAAAATAATTACCACAAATTGTAAAACAGGGTTTCATTGAAAAAGACTTAAAGGCACGTTTTCAAGTTGTCAGAGTTTGGAGCGCCGCTTCTGTTTTAAAGTCTGGAAAATAAACCATATATTCAATGTAACCATTCCACCACTTTGAAGAACCGGTCCGGGAACCAAGGTAAATGGTGCCAACATCACCCGAATTATTGGCATCACTGGCAACAGTGCCGCCCCCCATACACAACCGGCGTGAATATACTGGCGGGCTTCCTGCTGCCTGCCATGAAAGCGCCATTTTAGCGCCTGACGTCCAGTTTTGTGAAGGCGGTGAAGCATCTGCCATCGTGTTTGCAGTCAACAATGTTGTGCCTTCCCAATGTTCAACACGGTCGTCCTCCGGGTGTGTTTCAATGCCTTCAACCCCGTCCAAGCCAAGTAATACAATATTTGTTACATGGGTATGGCTGGCACTGATTAAAATCGTTCCTGCAGCGGAATCGTGCCAGGTCTGGTCGGTGAAATGCACGTCTTCAGTGTCAATGTGAATGCCATTGCTGTCAATCAGGCCAGTGTGACCGGTTATCAGGTCACTTGCATTAACTTCAGCGCCGTTAAGCATATAACGGTCATTCTGAAAGTCCAATGCCATAGTTGAGCCAGCAAAAACTCCTTCATTAAACCAGGAGGAGCTGACCCCCCTGTGACTGGTCATTGATAGATTTAAGCCGCAATTAATGCCCATGGCAAAGACCTTCTTAAACTGGTGATCAAAACTTATATATATCTAAAATCTTTTTAAAATCTTAGCTGGTTGGCGCGTTTATAGTCATGTAATGAATGGCTGTGCGCACCTTGCCCCCGGTGAAGTTTGACCCGTTTGCAGTAAACACAACTGAAGTTGCTGAATAATAGGCGGTTGGGTCAATTACCCCGTTGTTTGTTGTGCCAACCGTCAGCCCGATATCATCACCAAAAAGGTTGGCTGTTGAGCCATCACCAATATCAAAAGTTGTCGCCCCCGTCACCTCTTCAGTAACCCTGGAAGAAACACCAATGCAAATGCCCTTATCTGGTATTTGTATGCTGGTGCTGGTTGTGGCACCTGAAAGGGTTGTTTCTTCTTCAAGAATGGCGTGTGTTGTATATGCCTGCTTTGGTGACACAGCCAGGGCAGGGAGCCAACTCGTGCCGTCAAACATATACCATCGCCCTTCATCTTCAACAAACGCCTGCCACCCGGCAACGGGCACATAAAACGCCCATGCGCCATCCTGGTAAGCCGCAATATTGGTTTCTTTGCCTGACCAGGCACCGCTTGCCGTGCTTGCCACAATATACCGCGTCCCCGCTGCAGGTGCAGAACCTGGCGGGCTTGTCAAATCTTTATCTGCAACACTGAGCTGAACAACAGAATCCAGCGCCCGCAACGCATTATTGACAGTGACGTGCTTTTGTTCCTGCCCGGCCTCTAAAAATGTAATAGCTAAATTGTCTGAAGCTGCCATAGTTTTAACCTCTAATTATGCCGTTAGTGCCTGAATTTCAGCGGCTGATTTATATTCAGGGTAATAGGCTATATATTTTATATACCCATTCCACCACTTAGAAGACCCAGACCGGGAACCAAGGTAAATGGTGGAAATTCCCCCGGCTGTGTTTGCATCACTGGCAACTGTGCCGCCACCCATACACATGCGCCGATTGCTTGAATCCCAAGTCAACGCCATTTTTGCACCTGAAGTCCAGTTTTGTGAAGGCGGTGAAGCATCTGCCAACGTGTTTGCTGTTAACAATGTTGTGCCTTCCCAATGTTCAATTCTGTCGTCGTCTGGGTGCGTTTCAATACCTTCAACATTGTCCAAACCAAGCAATACAATGTTTGTGGCATGGGTGTGTGAAGCCTCAATAAGAAACGTACCGGCGCTTGAGCTATGCCAGGTCTGGTCGGTGAAATGCACGTCTTCAGTGTCAACATGAATGCCATTGCTGTCAATCAGGCCAGTGTGACCGGTTATCAGGTCACTTGCATCAACTTCAACATTGTTCAACATGTAACGGTTGTTTTCAAAATCAAGTACCATACTGGCACCAGGAAAACTGGTATTCCACCAGGTCGGTACTGAAATTGTTGCAGCCCTGCCAACTCCACGCCCGTATACGCTAGATATTTGATAAACAATAATACTGAAAGAAGACGGGGGCGCGGGTGAAAAGTCTGCCGCTTGCTGTGCCGCGGTGTATGTTGCTGTTGTTGAACTTGCTTCAATTGTTCTTACAACGGTTGACGGGCTGTTGCCGTCAAGTATGTCTATTTCATACGCTTCAGCGGTTTCACTTAAGGGCACCTCCAAAACTTCCCAAGGGTCACCACCAATTCTAGTGCGCCTAAACCATGACATTGTTATGTCACCATTGTCCTCGCGTTCACCAGTAACATGAACTGGTGACCATGGTTTAAGGCCCCGCCCGGTGAATGTATGCACTGTACTGCTTATTGAATCATCATCAATTGCCCGGTTTGCAGGCCCATACAACCAGTTATATTGGAGCCCTACTTCGTTAACACCCATATTGACTTGCTGCACGGCACGGTCCAGCATTATGAATTTAGCACCGGCTGCCAATGTGTCTGACATATTATCCTCGGTGCCGCCCTGAGCACGCAACAAGTTTGTTAAGTCATATGTTGTGCCAGAAACCAGGGTTGCAGTTTGAAATTGCAAAACTTCCCAGCCCCCCGCCGCGTTCTGCACCGCACACAAATTTGCGCCATTTAAAACAGCTAATTCAGAAAAGCTTTCAAGCTCACCGTTATATATTTCAACTGTCAGGGTGTTGCCATAATCCCAGCGCCCGGTCGGGCCGCTTGCAAAGCTGGCGCTTGTTACCCCCAAAACCGCGGGCGATGCAGTCAAAGCAACACGGTTATAGTTGCTGGTTTCAGGTGACCGGTAAAACGCAACCTGACCAGGCCAGGGCGACTGGAAAGCCGCCACATAACCGGCATGAGGTATTTCAGTGCCTTTCAAAATTGGCAAATCCATAAAGTTACCAATTGCAGGCCCAAACACCAAAGCATCTGCAGGGGCTTGTGACCGTTCTGAAGCCTTGAGAACTGTATATATTGTTTGTTCGTATGATTTACCTTCTGTATCAATCTGCATGCCGCTATTTGATAACCTGGTCATTCTAAAAACAAAGTTCCTACTATTGGCGGTCAGTGTGAAAATGTCACTTGGTTCATATGCCAACATACTTGGTGGCAATGATAAGTTTACACCCTCCCTGGCGGCCCATTGGTCCTGCAAAATTCTTTCTGCAATCAAAGTAGCCTGGCTTTGTGCTGTGATTATTGGAAAGTTTGCTTCTGAAACACGTTCGGAATTAACAACAAGCCGCCTGGCTTCAGCGCTTCCAGATAAATAGTTTTTATCACCGTCAATAAACGTGACCTTTGCAACGCCTGGCAGTTCTGTTTCTTGACGCCGGGTTATCTGGTATAATTCAGCTTCAGCGCTAGTTTCAACCAGGTCGCCCGGCGTCAATGTCACCAGTGAAGACTCCCGCCCCCGCTGCGTATATTTTATATTGCCGCCGCTTTCAAATGAGTCTAGAAAAAATGCGACTTCAAGAGGCTGAAGCGCTGACCTGGCTGACATAATACGGTCAATAATGTAACCATGCATTATGCCGCTAACCCCGCTTACATCATAGTTGCTAAATCCATAATCAGAAAGAATGGTTTCTATGGTCTGAGCAACCGGCGCGTCGGCAACCCTGCCGGTTAACCAATGACCATACGGCCAGTTTGTGCCGTCAGACCAGGCACCCAGATTGTGAGGAAATGTCGGGTATGGTCTGGCATCCCAAGTGTAAACATAGATATTGTTGAGATCAACCATTCTGTCTGCATAAACGCTAGAAACCGGGTTTTCATCTGCAATATAATCATCGTGCGCCGGGTCAAAATATTCAATCATTGCCTGAATATGGCGGCGTTGTATCAGGTCATCCCGCACACCGCGTGACGAATATGGAAAAAAACTTTCTGAGCTTTTAGGGTCATAAAAAACATTAGGCTGGTTTGACCCTTTGTCAACTGCAGGACAACCAAGTTCAGTGAACCATATGGGCTTACTTTCCGCGGTCCAGCTTGTCGGGCTGCCGCTTTCCACACCGCCTGGCCGGTTGTAATGCGCATTCTCCCACCAGTTTTTTATATCTTTGTATCGGTAAACCCAAGGTTTGCCATATGCCCCGTCTGTAATGTCTGTCCTGGTCTGGGTTGAGCGGTCACCGGCGCTTGCATAATACCAATCATAACCTTCACCGCCTGCAACATTTGCTTTCAGATATGATGAATCATAGATTGAACGGTAACCCGCCACATAATCAAGGTGTGCATTGCCGTCTCGCCAGTCAGAAAGCGGCCAATAGTTATCTATTGCAATTGCATCAATATTGCTGTCTGACCATAAATCATCTAGGTGAAAATAAACATCGCCGCTGCCGTCACTTGGTTGATAACCAAAATATTCAGACCAGTCAGCGGCATAGGTGATTTCTGTTGCTTGCGGTGAAGCTGTAAAAATTCCTGCAACATCTGCCGCCAGGGTTACCAGGTCATCCACGAACGGAAAACTTGAAGCGCTTTCACGCAATGTTGTAACACCGCGCATTTCTGACCCTAAAAAGAAAGCATCCACGCCCCCGGCTGCCTGGCAAAGTTTTGCATAGTGCAGAATAAAACGCCTGAAAGACCATTCTGCAGGCCCGCTATATGTTACCGCTTCACCGGTTATTGTAAAATCACTTGCTGCCGCTGTGCCGGTAAATGAAGCAACTTGCGTTGCACACCCTGCCGTCTGGTCTGGCGTGCCATATTGGTCAGGTGCAGGGTCGCAAGTAATGCGCCCCCGCCACGGATATGTAGGTTGTGGACTTGAGCCGGTGTAAGGGTTTGTCAGGCTGTTACCGCTTTCAATATCCATTAAAATAAACGGGTAAAAAACAACTTCATAACCCCTGGCCTTCATGTCTTGTATAGCACTGACAACGGATTTATCAGACGGGGTGCCACCAAATGCCGCCCGGCCATCATAAGTGCTAACAACGTCAGCGCCTGCGCGGTTCACGCCATTCACTAACCAGCTATCCGGCGACGTTGCTTTTGATGCATTATCAACCTTTGGCTTAATCTCACACTGACCGCACCGCAAATCAGTTCCAAACCATGACACAATCAGGGCAACACGGCCAATATTGGGCAATGTGTCTGCAAGCTGGTCAAGTGACACATCCCAATCAGTGCCGCCCTGCCGTGAATGCACGTTTTCAGCTACTGTGACACCACCACCAGCGTCGCGGGTTATCTGGTCCGATTCATATGCAAATTCCCCTGACCCTGGTATCATTGTGACGGCCTGCAGCAATGTTTCGAAACCGTCAACGGATCTGAATACTTCAAAAGTTAGCTGCGGCATACGGTTGCCAAACCTGCCAAGCGGCATGCGCTCAAAGACAACATAGGCGGTGCCCCTGTATGCAGGGGCTGCGCTTGCCCCTTCTTTGCTTGTGATCAAAGAGTCCGCGGTTTGCGACTCCGTGCCTTTGTAAACCCTGATTGTATATTCAGACTGGTTAAGCTCTTTGCCGTCAGCCCAAAAACGCCCGATTCTGGTTATTTCCCCTTCACATACTCCAACCGCAAAATTGGCATAATAGCGGTATTCCGTTTTTGTCACAGTTTCTTGCTGTTGCTCACCGCCACCCCCGCTGAATAGACTGCCCTTGCCCCCGCTGTTGCTTGAGCTGGTTTGTGTTGTTGTTGTTACTTCCTCTTCAAGATTTGTTGCCCAAATCACCTGACCTGAAATTCTTGCCCGCCCATATATTTTGGGCATATGTGCCCCTTCAGTAGATGATAAAAACTGAAGGTCAGATAGGCGCGGCCCCTCTTCTGTTCTTTGAACTGATTGACCTGAAGACCCAAACAACGCATTGTCAATCAGAGCGCCAACAACACCGCCCACCGCCTGGCCTATTGCCGCCCCTGTTATTGTTGCGCCTAATATTGAAATACCTGAAGGCAATAGGGCTGAACCCGCGGCGCTGCCCAATGCCGTCAATGCTAGTGTTGCCATTTTTCAACCTCATATTAAGCTTGCTTGCGCCTGATCTTTCATAATCACACCGCCTGGCAAGTTCTGTGGCACAAATAAGTCAGGCTGCAGATACGCTTCATAAATTCTTTCACATGCAATCTGAAAATAATCAGGGTCTATTTCTACCCCGGTAAAATTCAAGCCCATTCTTGCGCATGCAACACCCGTTGTGCCAGACCCCATAAAAGGGTCAAGGATTGTTAAATTGTTTCCTGGAAGTTTTTCAATACACCAGCGCATTACTTCATAAGGCTTTTGTGTCGGATGCACTCTTTTTTCGCGCCTGCCCAAAACACCATTATATTCATAATCAAGCATCTTGACTGATTTTTTGTCAATGCTAGTCCATATCAATTCACAATCAGAGTAAGACGGCATTGTGTTTTTTTTGTTCCAAACAAACCAGTGATGCGCACGGGGCAACATATCTGCAAAGTGGTTGCCCCCGAAAATTATTTGATTGTCTGATACCTCAATAATTTTGCTAAAAATTTCAGGTGCAGGGCGGTCTTTGTCCCAACCGCCTTTATATTGCCGCCTATCAATGCGCTTACCATCTTTAACACCAAACCTGGTGCGCCCTGTATTATGGAAGCCCTTGTCCTGGCGTATTCCATAGGGCGGGTCAGTCACTGCAGCATCATGCTTTGCCAGGGCGGGCAAAACCGTTGTGCAATCACCCAGGTATAGCGTGCAGTTTCCGATTTCCTTTTTCTCTTTATAAAAACTACGTTCAGACATATCTTTCATTCTAAATCAGGAAATTGAAATACAGCGGCGACCCTACGCAACCACCAATCATTTAAATTGACCTCACAAACTGGCGCTTTTTCATGAGCATGAATCATGGTTTCTGAACTGGTCAAAATACCGGCATGCTTTGCCATGGCTCCGGGTTTAAACCTGAAAATAATAACATTACCTGCCTGGCGGTCATCACTATCAACCCGCACAAGGTGACGTTCTGCAGCGTCAATTAATGTTTCTTGCTGCAAGGTTTCAGCCCAATCTTTAGAATATGCAGGCGGCTTTTCTGGTTGCTGGCCTGTTATGTTTTTATAGACGCCACGCACCAAACCAAGGCAATCACAACCGCTGCCTTTAACACTTTGCTGGTGATGATACCGGGTGCCAACCCAGGACCGGGCTTCATCAACTATTTCTTGACGGGTTACCATAATCAATGCCTTTTATTATTTCTTGTTCCTTCAGTGCCTTAATTAGCTCGTCGCATTGCCCTTCAATATCTTTACCCAGGAAATGTGCCGTTCTGAGCGCACAAGATAGCGTGAAACGTAACACGGCATAGTTAACCATTTCGATATTTTCATTTTTATTGTTGTTGGTCATTGCATGCTATTTCCATCAAGGCCAGTGTCGTCAGAATTGGGGTATTGCGTTATAAAATCGACGCCTGCCATGTGAGGAAAGCCCCGAAAATTTACAATATTACTGAATTTAGAATTGCACGTTTCTGAAGCCTTGTCACACCCGGCCCTGATTTCGAATGTGTCACTGACTGCAATTGCTTCACTCATAGGCTGCCACAATTCAACCGTCACGGTGCTGCCATCATATGTGTGCAATTTCACTTCCATTGACCGGCCATTATTATTGCCTGACGTCCAGGTAACTTTACCCCGTGTGAACCAATCATCAGCATATGAAGTCAGCCCCGTTGCCGTGAAAATATGTGTCCCAGACAAAGCGGCAACGGTGCCGCTCCCCTTATATGTGGAAAGTTCCAGGTTTATGCCACACCTGGCGTCGCCCAAATCAGCATCGCACTGAAACTGGAATGAACGGCCCTTGCTCTGTTGCAGATCATGCGCCAGACCGCGCACTTCAGCGGTAAAGATAGTTTCACCCCTTTTGACCTCACCTAGCGCCCCTTTGCGCATTAAAATGCGGTGTGTGGTATCATTCCAGTTGACGCGCCATAATTCAACAGTTGCATTGTCAAAATAACCCGCGGCTAAATCATCTTCGTTCAACTTCGCTGAATTTAAAAAACCCTGCACATCAAGATTGCTGACCGCAAGCCCTAGCTGGTCTTCAACTTCTGAAGCTGTAAACCCTGTATCAGCTTCAAATGTTGTGCTGTCAAACGTCAGGTCATTGTCATGATCGGTGAAACCAAGCTTTGTGCCGTCTGTTCTGGTCAAACGCCAGCACCAGCACAAAGTTGTCGCCTTTGTGTCAAGATGCGTCTGCATCCCGCTTGGTAAAGTCTTCATTACTGCCCCTTTATACCCTTATTTCAATTACTGGAATATCAGGAATTGAACCATGTTTGAACCCTGCAACATCAATTTCAAGCCGGTCATTATCAAAGCGGCAAGGGACATCAAATTCAAAACCCGCGGTTATTGCATGCCCATTCATGGGGGCGCTGTTAAATGTCACAACGCCAGTAGTATAATTGACAGTGTAATCATTGCCCCCGCCCTCCGTTTGCAATGACCCATTAACAGCAATTAGCACCGAACCATTCACCGGCTTTGTTATATTTCGGGTATATGGTGCATATGTTACCCCATAGGTTTTGATTAACTGAAAAGCAGTTTCATAACCATCGCCAGTGCCTATGGTTTGGTCAGTCATTGTGGCCGTTGTTTGCGGGGCGCATGACTTAAAGTCAGACGGGTCTTTCCATCTGAAACCATGGAGCCTGCCCCTACGCTCTTCAAAAAATTCAATTATTGTGTAAAGGTCATCAACTGTTTTGGCTCCATAGCCTGCATTATAACGCCGCTTCGAGTCCGCCCATCTTTGGTTGCGCTCTTCATAACCAGACCCAACGGTTACAATTTCAGTGCGGCGCTCCGGGCCGCTGCGGGAACCAAAACTTATGTTAGTTGGAAATTGAACCTCGTGAAAAGCCATTTTATAAGTTCCTTTGACCGCGGCTTACTGCCCTTGAAACCATTGCAGCTATTTGCCCTTCAGACTTCATGAAAGATTGTGCGTCCTGAGTTTGAATATAAAAGTTGTTTACCATACCGCCACTGCCATGCATACGCACACCGAGCGAACCGTCAGCGCCCCGCTTAAGGGGCATAATAGCCTCCGGGCCGCGTTCACCCATCATGCCGGTCCCGTTGCGCATTGGGAATGCTGTCGGGCTTCTTACGACCCCACCATCTGCAAAGGCTTGGACCGCGCCTTTGTTAAAACTGGCACCTCTTGAAAATAACTTCATGCCGGAAAACAGGCCGGTGAGAATACCAGGGGCACCACTACCACCACCACCAAGCGGCCCATTTCCAACAAGCACGCGCTGCAGCGCCGCTTTTGCAATAGTTATACCAAGGTTTCTAATAACTTCAGTAGCTGATTTTCCTTCAAAAATCATGTCTGAAAGTGCACCACTCACAGCGTTGCCGAAAAATTCAGCCTGGCGCTGTGCAGCTTTCATTTCCTCACTTAGTGCTTTTATTGCATCTTTTTGCGCCTTTTTGCTTGCAGACGCACTTCTTTTCTTTGTTTCTGCCAGCTCCATGTATTTTCGCACCAGGTCTGCAATTATCTGGCCTTCCTTTGTCCTTCCCTCAACACCGGCCTTTGCTAGCTGTTCTTCAAGCATCAATTGTTCTGCTGTCAGACCTTTCTTTCTTACCATTTCTTTTAGTTCAGTAGTAACGCCCGCGACCTGAGCTTCGCGCATTTTTCTTTGTGCAATTTCAGATTTTCTTTGTGCTTCAAGCTCTTCATCCCGCATTTTTTTTATTTTGGTGCGGGCCGTTTCAATGTCAGACATTGCTTTCTTTATTGCAGCGTCATCACCGTCAACCCATGCAAAGAACCCATTCATCCCCCTACCAAATGAAGTGCTTGCCTGGTTTTTTTTGTTAATTGAATTAATTAAATCCTGGTTGCGCTTTATCACCGCTTCGGGTGAATTATCATTCATTGCTTTTACCTGGTCAGCAACTGCCTTAATGGCGCTTGCCAGCCTGGTTGCCCTGACAATCTGGCTCCCCCAATGTTCAAAAAGAAATTGCGAAGATTCTAGCAATGTGTCAAATTCACCTGACAAGGTTTTTGCAGCTTCAGCGGCTGTGCCTTTCATTTGACGTTCAACGCCAGCAAGAATTAATTTCTGTGCCTGCATCAACCTGCCAGTTTCCATTAGCCTAATTATCATTTGTTTTTGAACTGGTTGGAAGTCAACGCCTATGCGCTTCAGAGCTGTCAACCCTTCACGCGGGTTTTCCAGTGCCTTACCAAGCTGCACTATATTGGTTTTAATATTACCAAAACCACTGGCTGCCATGTCCTGAGCGGCCCGCATGGCTCTATTAAATGTCTGCCCGTGCACTGTTCTGAAGGTCAGAAGGATTCCAATTGCTTCACGCACTTCTGACGTACTGGCGAGCGTTCCTAAGCCTATATCACGTGCTAAAGCTTCCAACTGGTGCGCCGTCTTACCCGCTGAAAACTCTGTTGCCTTCAGCAAGCCTTGTGTTGTCTTGAAAGCGACTTCAGCCTTGGCAAACTGGCTTATCATGTGTTTCACGCCAAGTGTAACGGTTGCAGCAACAACCGCGAAACCTGCCATTGCCAAACCAGACCCTCGAACAAGCGTTGCAAATGATGAAAAACGGGAAGCTACACCGCCGAGCGGGCCGTGCAGAACTGCAACTGATTGCGCTGTGCGCTGAAAGGATGCTGCAATATCTTTGTTGCTGCTTACTATTTTTCTGGTGCTCTTTTTTTGTTCACCAACAGCTTTGCGCATTTCTTTTTGATATTGCTTTATGTCAGCTTCCAGGCGCAACACAAGTGTTTCAAGGTCAACTTTTGAAGCCATTTTTTTAACCGTGCTCCTCAATCAGTGCTTGCAAGTCTTCATAGTCATCATATGACAAATTACCGTCATATGAATTAACTTCACTATAATGCCGCACCGCTGCGAAAAATTCGGTTAATGAACACAACCAAAATGTTTCAGGAGTCCAACCAAGCTCCACAAAAGCAAACCCCTGCCATTGCTTCCAGGGGATAACCAGTTTTAATTTTTGGTGCTTTTGTCTGCGCTTCCCTTTGACTTTTTTACGGGTTTGTCTTCCCGCTCTTCTTTTTCGTCTTCATCTGAAAGACCTGAGAACAACGCACTTAGAATGGCAAAGCCAACGGTATGCAAATGCTGGTATCTTAGAATTTCGGATAACTCTTCAGGCTTGTGTGAAATACATAGGTGTTTGGCGCAAATGTAAGTAACCCTGATATCAAAATAATTTAATATTTCATCTTCCTGCACATCATCTGCAGGTTCATCGCCGCCTTGCTCTTCATCTTCGTGAAGCGCTTTCAGAAAAGCCGCCCTGCCAGGAAAAAACATTTCCCTGACCTTGTAAATGTCATTAGTTTCAAGCTCTTCAGTTATTGCCGCAACGCGGGGCATGTAAGCACAAAAAATCAACATTTCACCGTCAATTTCTATGCCAACTTCACCGCGTTTTTTATTCGGCGTTTTCTTTTCCGTCATACGAATCAACCCCTTGCGTGTGTTGTGGAAACGGCTTTATGTCATAGATACACCGGTCAGGCAATGCCCTGCATTCCGTTATTTTGTAGTAAGCAGAATTGCAAGATATAACAACCCCAACCAGGTCACGTGTTTTGCATTCAAACCTGGTCGGCACGCCCTTGCATTCATGAACTGGAACAACATAAACCCCGCCCGCGTCATCACAAATTTCAATTTCTTTATTAACCCAGACCATGCACCGCCCCCAATTAAGCTGCCGTTGTCGTCAATGCCCCTGCAGACTCCAGCGTAATTGAAAAAGTCACAGCCTGTTCATGCTCGCCGGTAAATTCAATCTGCGTAATAATGAAAGACCCTTCAATTGTATGAAAATCTGGAATGACAATCTGATAATTGGCCGCGGTCTGTGCTGGCACGACTTTGGTGTAAAGTGTGGAGTCGGTTGTTCCGTCTTTAAACACACCGTCACCGGTAATTGTGATTGAACTTAGCCCGGTTGCTGCCAGCAATTCACGCCATTGGTTTGTACTTTCACTGTCTGAAACGTCTGCCGGTTCACCGCCATTAATTGCAATGCTTTTTGTTCTCAGCGCTGCAACGGTTGTGAACACTTCAGGCGACGCACCATCGCCAACTTTAATCAATAGCGCACGGCCAAATTGAGCGGTCATAGTAAAATCCCTTTATTCAGCTTCAAAAGATTCAATTCTAAACCTCATTATTGCTTGATGGGTCACCCCGTCAGTTGGGTCACGCTGCAGCCTGGTATTTTCGTGAAAACAAAGTGCTGTCGGCCTGGTTGCAATAGTTAGGTTTGTTTCATGCAAAGCATTGTATATAATGGTTGTTAATTCGTGTATTTCCTTCATGCCTTTATATTGTGAATACACTTCAACCTGCGCAATGTGCATTGTTCCATAAAAACCGTCGACGCTATTGGGCGCACCAATAATGTCAGCTATACGAATAAACGGAAATGCTGAACTTGCTTCAGTATGGTCCCCAATACGCCCGCCAGCAATAGGCGGTGACGCGGCACCAACCAAAGCATTATAAATTGCTGTCTGAACTTCTAAGGAGCCATCACTAGGCATGAAACACCCATTATAAAAATGCTAATCTGGGTTAATTAAGCTGAAATTATTAAATATTTTATTATTTCTTGCCTTTACCTTCACCGGTTATCATTTTCACTTTTTTTCTTAAGCCCCGGTGAATACGGCCCTTTATGCGCCGCCTTAATATTCTGTAAGGCCCGAATATGTGAGGCCGTGAAAGCATTTTCTTAGTTCCGAACTCAAGAAACCTCCATATATAATTTGCATACAACCCCCAAGCATTAACATTTGAATATGTATCACCTGAAGTTCTGTCCGTAAACTGATCAACCTTTTTGGCTTTTATGCTATTTTTATATTCCCCCGTTTTTACGGGGGCAAAACTTCTAACAGTGTCGGCAAGCTCTTCAGCGCCTTTTTCCATATCTTTTTGCATCTGACCATCAAGCCCATCGACAAGCTTTGAAAGCTTGCGGTGCAGGCGGTCTTTGTTGCGCATTTTTGTCTTCACAGAAAGCATTATTCAACCTTAATCTTGAACCCGTTTTTTATGTCATTGAATACAACTTCCATATTGATTGGAAGCCCCAACCAAACCCCGAACTTGGTTAATGGCAAATACAGGTATTTCACCCATAATTTAATTTTTATTTTCACATAAAGCTTT